GATCTCACTTGCAATAAATAAAGATCCAGAAGAGGTAAATCCTGTTGTGCTTGCCACAGTTATTGTAGTAGCACTGTCAGTCAAAGAACCATTAAGTGTTGTAGAATTAATATTATCTTCTTGATTTGCGTGTTGATTACTAATGTATTCATTGTAGTTTAATTCTGCTAAATTATTACCTGAAGCATTTACATCATTATCTTTTTTAATTCTTGCGGTATTGTAATCAATATACTTTGTGTTAGCAGGTAAAGCATATCTAACCTTTCCGGGAACTAAAGTAGATGTGTTAGTAGAATGATTAAAAGGATAACCAAACTCTCTTTGATTAATATATCTTAATGCCTCATTAACTGCATTCTTACACTGTACTTGTATGCCCCTAGCATCTGCAAAATTAGACGAAGTAAGAGATACTTCATTCATACGTGTTATAACACTATTTGTTAGGGTAAGAAATGTAAGAGACATTATGTTTCCTTAGAATGTACCGAAGGGGCCAGTCCTAAAACCAGCCCCCAAGTTTTATTGTTTATTAAAGCAGATCACGTTGAGCTGAAGCAGCCTCAGTGTGAGCAGCCGAAATATCTGCAATCACTGCATAGACACGTAAGCGTCCAGTAGCAGCAGCAGCACCAGCGACAACAACATCAATGGTATCTGAAGCAGCTACACCAGCTAGTTGTGAAGCATGGAAGTCTGCATTAGGTGTAGAAGCTGCACCAGTACCAACAGTATTAGTATACCCATTAGTACCTGCTGCAAGGTATGTACCAGCAGCAGCATCAAGCGCAGCACCATCAATGATGTCATCTCCACCAGCATAGTCAATATTACAAGTACAACTTGCAGTAAAGGACTTCATGATTTCCGCACCAGCAGTCAGGACTACCGACTCCGAAGGGATTTCAAGCAGTTGGAAAATGTCACCATTAGCAATAGTAGCACCTGCAGCAATCATAGCGTCAATATCTAGGATTGCTTCAATAGTGCGTACTACATTACCGACATTAGTTGGGACAGCAATAACATTTGCCCCAACACCAGCGGTATCAATAGAAGTCATGTCAAACGTAGCCATAATTTATATCTCCCTTATGCTGCGTTGTAACGGGCAGTAACGATTGCTTCAGGACGAAGAATCTTACGACCGTATAGGTGCATACCACGAACAATGTCAGCAAAGCTGTCAGGGTCACGATATGTTTCGGTTTTGTTGATCTGCTCTGCAGTAGCAACAGACGAATCATGTCCTGCAACAATCACACCAAGGTTAGTGAGTTGGTTTGCAGTACCTGAAGTTCCCGGTCCAGTACCAAGTGCTGGCAAATTGGACGAAGAGTATACACGGAAGCCGTGGAAGTTGCTTACAGCAAGACCGTTACGCAGTCCACCTGACTCACCGAAATCTGCGTTCATGAAGCGTGAATCTTCATCTGCAAGGATTTCCATGAATACTGGATCAACTACCAGCCAGCGACCTTGTGAGTCAACTTGCTGCTGATCAAGCAAACGCTTCATACGAGCAATAATCATTGCAGGAGAAACGGTAGCAGTTGGCAAAGAAGTAGCACCGGGCATACGTGCAGTCACAGGAATTGAGTGAGTGCCAGCAGACGCAGTAGTAATGTTGCCAAAGTCGCCTTTATGAAGCTGCATAGAAGAAAGCAACTCATTAGCCCCTGCAGAGCTTACGGCTTTACTGCCATTAACAGTTGTGTTAAGGGCATCACCTTTGCTGTGCAAAGAAGACTGCTTGTAGCCAGCCATATAAGCAAGAACTTCTTGGTCATGGTTGTCTGCCAAACGATAGGCTGCACGACCTGTTGCAAGGTCCATGAAATTGATGTGGCTGTGGGCCTCTTCAATATCGTCCATCTTGAAAGCAAAGTAATTCGCTTTGTCAATGACTAATGAGAAATCGGCGTCCTCTAAATCCTGCGCTGTGACATTTGTGCCACGTGCATATTCAGATACTGAAATCTCAGGTTCTTTAATGATCTTGACTGTATCGCCTTGACCAGAAATTTCCCCCATGTAATCGGAGTTAGTGATGTCACCAACAACAGTTGACTTGCGGAACGCAAGCTGTACCTGTTTGCTGTAAATGACTGGGCTGAAATTACCATTAGGTAGATTTCCATAACCCGTAGCTGTCGTAAATGCCATTGTAATATCCTTTGCATTAAGACACAGATACAAACTTAAATGTAATTATTGAGGCTAATTCTTTTGGGTAACATCCTATAGAAAGTCGGCCAACCTTCTACACAACGGGCCAGAGACATTAGGTAGTCGCTAGAACTATTCATGTTTGTGAGAGAAGTTTAACGCAGGTAGTCCTAAAGTATGGGGGCTGCGTTAAACCTATTGTATATAGTTATATTCTTTAAACTTGTATTGTCAAGTCTTTTTATCGTGCGCTACCAGAAATATCGTAAATAAAGTTACCAGTTCTAATAGCTTCCATGATTTCGTCTTGTTGTTTCTCATACTCTTTGCTAGTCATCTTGTTTACACGTGACTCAGACATCTTGTTATTGTTAGATGTAGCGTCAGGTTGACTACGACTGTTACGAGTATTCACTGACTTAGCAGCATCCTTACTGCTAGGCTTCTTAGTTTTAATGCCCATGTCTGCTTTGTACAAATCAATAGCACGTGCGGCAGACCTTGCATCATTGTCGTTCTCATACAAGGCATCCTGAACCCACTTAGGTTGTTCTTCTGCCCAGTTATGAAATTCATCACTATCACGTATCTCATCGAAGTCAGGGTGAGCTTTAAGTAACTCTACCTCTGCACGATCACGTGTTGCGGATTCCCGCATAGCGTCAATCTCTTTTACTTTATCCTGTAGTCCTGCCTGTTGTTCACGTGCTTTCTTAATAGCAATAGTTTCAACAATAGCAGCTACGTCTGGATACTGACTTGCCCATGCATCAATGTCTTCATCTGATTTAGGTAGCTGCATTTCCTGTGCAGTACTCTGTTTAAGCTGAGACTCAAGGGCGTTAATACGATTTTCTAAATCTTCTTTAGCTTTCTGTGATCCTCTACGTAGATCAGCATAGCGTTTCTTATAACTTTTTTCTTCTGCATTCTCAGGCTCTACATCTTCTTTTGCTTGAGCATCTGCTTCTTTCTCTGCGCCTTCACGTTCTTCTAACATCTGGCGTAGTTCTTCTTCGTCTTCTTGTACTCGTTCACGTACTCGACTCTTACGCATCATCATTGACTTAGGTTGTTCTTGTGTTACTACTAGTTCGTTTTCCATTATAGTTCCTGTTTACTGGGGCCACCGTAGCCTGTGTTGTAGGGGGGTGAGTAGCCAGTTCTGATTAGCCGTTTAACGTGCGGCTAGACCACGCCTTATCGGAGGCATTACTTCTTCTTCCGATTGTAATTCAGCACCTGTTTCTCCTGCAAGACTAGCTATTCTTGGGCCTAGTATAAAGCCTAGTAGTTTTCCCTCTTCAGTACTTGAAATATAATTAAGAGACTCTTGTTTTTCTTCTGGTAAACTATTAATTCTAGCTCTTACTTCGCCCATATAGTTTTCAAATGTTTGTTCTTCTTCCATTTATTTACCAATCTTTTCTTTAATGATGCCAGCAACATATACAATAGGATGAACAATATTACACCAAAGATTTCCTATTATATCATTACTAGCTTTACCTTTAGTTAATACATGACGTAAATGTTGTGTTCTATGTTTTGCTAATGCAGAACCTAACTTAGTTAGTATAGAACTATTCTTCATACCTTTAACGTATGGTTTGAATAACCAATGGTAACCTACTTGGTGGTGTATTGTCAAGTACCTTTCTTGATATATGTGCCAGATTTTCATAGCTTGTTGCCAATCTGCCAGTTCTGTTTGACGGTACATCTCTGTACAGACAATTGCTTTATCTTTCGGGCCATTCTCATCGCTTTGATTATTTTCATAGCCACCGGGATTAGTTTTAGTTTGCGGATAGTTAGCACTTTTAGTTAGGGGGTTAGTACTATTTCCACCTTTCGCACGGTTAGCATCTTCCCTACTGTAGTCTGCTCCAATGATACGATCTGGTACTCCATTTACAGTACCTATCTTTCTTTCTGTACGAGAGCCATCACGTTTTTTT